GATTCGGTCGATAAGAGACCTACCATGCAGCAGAAAGCCATCGCTTACGTCAGGTTCAGCTCCGACGAGCAAGCCGACGGAGACTCTATCAACCGACAAACGAACAACGTCACCCGTTACGCCGAGCGCCAGAATCTCTCTATCGAGAAGACCATTCTCGACGAGGGCCGATCCGCCTACAAGGGCGAACATCTCTCCGTTGGCAATCTCGGGCGGTTCCTGGCCGAGGCGGATAAGGGCGGCTATCGCGGATACGTTTTCCTCGTCGAAGAACAGGACCGCCTCTCGCGGCAGGGAATCCTGGCCACCCTCACCGTCTTTAAGCGCATCCTCGACGCCGGGCTCGCAATCCACGTGACGGAGAAGAATTTAGTGGTGCGGGAGTACGGAGACCTGGATAATCTAGCCATCGCCATCCCGACCGTTGTGAACGGCTCCACCGCCAACGAATACACGAAGAAGCTCTCCGAGCGGGTGCTATCCGCCCGGGCTTCGGAACGGGAGAAGGCGCGGGCGACCGGGCTGTCCGTGACGGCGAAGGTGCCCGCCTGGTTGAAGGCCGAGGTCGGTAAGAAGGCGGTCGCCATCCCGGAGCACGCCCGCACGGTCGCGCGGATCTTCGAGCTAGCGGGACTCGGGCTCGGGGCGAAAAGGATTACCCGAACCCTCGAAGCCGAAAAACGCCGACCCTTCGGGAAGAACACGGAGTGGAGCCCGGAGTATGTCCAGAAAATCCTGCGCTCCCGGACGGTGCTCGGCGAATACCAGCCCCATAAACTCGACGGGAAGCGGCGGGTTCCGATCGGAGAGGCGATCGCCGATTACTACCCGGCGGTCGTTACCCCGACGGCGTGGAAGGCCGCCCGGGACTCGGTCGAGTCGAAGACCCGGTTCCGGCGGGACGGACGGCCCGGTTACGCGGGCGGCACCGACAACCCCAAGTCGCTCTTTACCCCGCGCGTTTACGATTACGACAACGGCGTCAAAATGGTGTACAACCCAGGGCGGAAGGACGATTACGCCCGGCTCGAAAGCCGCTGGCGGGTGGGCCGACGGCAACACTCCGTCCGGCTCCGGGAATTCGAAGACGTTATGCTGCGGCTTTTGCCCGACCTGGATTGGGGGGCGATCGCGGAGGAAGGCGAAGGCGAGGAAGTCCGTAAAGCGGGGGCGGAACTCGATGCCGTGCTGAGCGAAATCGATCGGTGCGAGCGGCGGATTGCCTACTTCGAATCCCTCATCACTTCCGAAGCTAGACCGGACGGTTCGTTATTCGGCTTCCTAGACGCCGAGAGGGCCGCGCTGAGGTCTTCTACCTCCCGCCGGGAAAAACTCGCCGGAGCCCTCTCCGCCGCCCGTAGCCGGGCCGCCCCACTCCACGATCCCGCCGCCCTTATCGCCGCGATTAAATCCGGTTCGGCGCGACCCGAGCTTCGGCGACGGCTCAAGGTCGAAATCCGCAAGCGCATCGCCCACATCGATCTTAGCTTCGGCGGGAAGGTCTGGACCGCCGACGGCGTCGTCCCGGACGATTCCGCCGCCGGGAAACAAATCGTTGCCCGGCTGACCTTCATAAACGGGGCCGACCGGTTCGCGATGATCGGGAAGTCGGGGGCCGTCGCTTACGGGGAGCTTTTACGGGGCCGGGGCTTCTTCGGCGAGCCGGAACCGGTTTAGAGGCCACCTCTCGCGAATTCGCGAGACGTCCCCGAAGAAAAAGGCCCCCGGGACCAGAGTTTCCACACACGGCCGCCGGGGGCGAGAACATTCCGAAACAATATCGTCCCTAATAAGAACGAAGATCATTCCGGCGTCGACCGGAAATTTTAATTTCCCCAGACGGGGCCGTCGGGCGTATAGTCCTCCCATCCCGGTAGTTATCCACACAAACTACCTCCGAAACGATGCCTACCCAAACGTCCTCCGACGGGACGGACGCGCTCGCCGAGCGACTCCGCCGTTACTCCCTCCTCGAAGAAATTCTCGCCGATCCGCCGACGCCCGAAGAACGCGCCGCGCGGCGGGCCGAACTAAAGTGGTTTGACGCGGCGGTTAAACCCTTTCTCTACCGGCTGGTCCGGTACGAGCTGGAAATCCCGGGGGGCCTCTCGGCGCGCCGGGACTATTGGATCTGTCCCCGGGCCGGGATCAAGATCGACCTCCGGACCGGGATCGTCTACCGGCTCGCGGATGGGAAACGGGTCGGGCACTACTTCGAACTCTGGATGTTAGGGAAAGGCTACTCGCGGTTTAACTTCCCGGCGGCCAAGCGGTCGTTGCGCGCCTGGATCGTCGAACAACAGCGCGCTAACCCCGAGCCCGAGGAGCGCAGCTTTACGGAAAACGTCGAAGTGATCGCCTGGATCTTTTTCTCGACGATGTTCCTGAACGGCCCGTCGTCGATCTACCGGGGGACGACGCGGAAAGTGTGGCTCGGGCTGAGAGAACTACTGGGGCCGGTCGTTACCCGCCGTCTCTTCGATCTCAGCTCCCACCACCAGCTCCTCTTCTTCTTCCGCTATTTCGCCGCCCATCCCAACCCGCTCTTCTCGGTCGTCCGGATTTCCGGCCCTCGGAAGAAGGAGGAGATCTGGGAGTTGCGGGACCGGGGCTTTAACCGGATCGCCTCGGAATTCGCGTCCTACGCCGAGGCCTACGCCCGCGCCCACCTCGCCCACGGCTACGGCTCCGCCGACGCCGAGCCCGAAACCGAGCCCGAAACCAACACCAGGGGGAATTCCGTTAGTCCTTATTCCTCTTCCGTTAAAAACTTTCGCGTGCGCGTATGCGCGTCTGCGCGCGAGCGTAGCGAGCGTAGCAGACTAACGGAATTCCCCCGCCCACAGGGCAGGGGGGAAGATTCGGGGGTGTCCCAGGGGGCAGAGCCCCCGGACACGGCGGGTGCTCACGCACCCCGCCCCTTTCTGAAACTTAAATCTGGGATCGTTATCCCGCTTCCCCCGACGTCCCGTTCTTAAGGGAGAAACAACCGTTACCGTTATGACCATTTCCCAACTGAAACAAATCGCCAAGGGCGTTTCCCCTTCCGCCGCTCCGCCCCGCCCGCCGAAACCGGGCGAGCTTACCGAGGTCGAGCGGGCGCTCCTCGTCCGCAACATCATCGACGCTTTACGGGCGAAGCCGGACGTCCCGGCGTTTACCGTCTGGCGGGGGCGGCGCTACGGCCACTCCCGGCTCTACTTCGCGGACCACTCCTGGCTCGGGTACGATCGCCGGGGAAAAGCGCTTTACGGGCCGGATAAAACCGGGACGGCCTACGCGGTACGCCGCGACCTGGGGCTGGAGGCGGCGGCGGAGAAAGGGGCGTTGTGAGACCGATATTTCGGATCGTAGAAGGAAAGTTGAAACCAATTAAGCACGAAGAGCTACCCCTCGAAGAGCGGGTCGCGATGCTCGAACAAAAACTCGAATACGTTATCGACGCCATCCTCAACTACAGCGGCGAAGGAACGCTCGGCGACGCGCTCCAAAACGCGCTCCAGACGGGCCGCGTCGAATTAATGGACGAGGAGGACCGGGAGTCGTTACGGAAATTTTTAGCGAAGAACGAAGGTAAAGCGACATGAACCTCACCGCCCAAATGTTGACCGCCCTCGTCCCAACCCTAGAGAGAGCCCGCGACGCTGTCGCCGAAGCGAATAACGCCTTGGAGGAAACCCTTGGCGCTTGGGACCCGGACCAATGGGACGCCAACGAACTCGCCGAGGTCTGGCTCGGGCTCCAGCTCGCCACCGCAACGCTCTCCGGGACGATGGAGCGCTGGCTCACAGCGACAGAGCAAAGAGCGCCGCCTACCCCGGGTATCCGTACCAGGCCCAACCCGTAAAAACGTCCCCTGCCTCATGCTAGGCCCCTTCTCAGCCCCGATTTCCCTCTTTCCTATCCACCCGTTCGCGGGTAGATCTTTCCGGTAGGGAGGAGCCGGTAGTAGCCCGGCGCGCTAGAAACCCGGTTAACGCCTGCTATGCGCGCTGTGGTGAAGTAACGACCGGTCTCCTCTCTACTTAACTTTAACGCGCCGTATGACCCGAGAGGAAGCGAAACGCCGCCTAACCGAAGCGCTCGCGTTGGCCGGAGGCGGACTGGTCCGGGCCGAGCTACTTCCGGATGGAACGATCCGGGGTGAGAAATTAGCCGACGACGGCGTTGGTATGATAACCGTATGGATCCCGCGACCGATAAAACCGATGAACCCTTCGGGATAAGGAAGCGCACCGCGAGCGAAACGCAGGCGTACTGGGAGGGATTTTTCAACGGGCTCCGCGCTGCCCAGTCGGCCATCGGCGCTTCGCTCGACCGCTACGAGCTACTCCGGCGACAGGTCGGCACCGGCATCGCCACGCCGCCTTCCAATAACTGAGCGAGAGATTCGCGGGTCGGCGAAAGCCGTTCTACCGTAGCGGAGTTTTACGTTGCGTGACGTGTCGTGGCGTTTCGTGCCGTGACGTGCCGTGTCGTTGCGTTTCGTGCCGCGGCGTGGGGTGGTGTTTCGTGTCGTAGCGTGCCGTGACGTGCCGTGTCGTTGTCGCGTGCTCCTCTGGAGATTCTCTGGGGAGCACGATTTTTTCTAGGCGAAATGGAAGTGGGCGTTCTATCCTAACGAATATAAATTCTGTAATATCCTACTTCTCATTAGCCAATTATGAAAATAGCAACTGTTTCGATTACCGGTGTGTCGCCAATTTCGTTCAGCCGTAAGCACAACACGCCCTACTTAAACCGGGAGGGGGACGACGCCTACAACAATCGGACCTGGCGTGAGAAACTACACTGTAACTCCAAGGGCGAAGTCCTCGTGGAGGCTATCATGATCAAGAACACGCTGAACAACGTCGCCGCATTCCTGGCCGAGAAGATCCATGGCCGTGGTCAACAGACCTACAGCAAGCATTTCCGGAGCGGCTTACTCGTGTTGGAGGATATGCCCCTCGTCGGTTCGGACGGGAAAGCGATCCTGAAGAAGGATGTTGATTCGATTACGCTGAGTGTGTCGTCGACTGGAACGCCAGGCGGTGGCAAAAGGGTTGACCGGACATTCCCTATCATTCACGAGTGGTCGGGGGTGTCAGTGATCACGATTTTTGATGAAATCATCACCGAGGACGTGCTTAAACGACATCTGGAATTCGCAGGCAAGTTCATCGGCTTTGGTCGGTTTCGGCCTCAGAACGGGGGAACGAATGGGCGGTTCTTGTCGGAGCTGCGGAGTTTCACTGCGATGTTAGCCGAGGCCGCGTAAGACTATGTTTAACACCGATACCAGTGTCCAAGCGGAAGTTAGCAAGTTGGTCGTTTTGTTAGAGTCCCAGCCGGTCGGTACGCTCGTCTCTTACGACCAGGTAAACGCGACGGCGGGCGAGGATGTTCGGGCGACGAGCCGGGGAGTGTATATTTTGCGGAATGTCCGGCAGAAATTGTTAGATCGGGGTATTGTTTATAAAACTGTTCGTAAGCAAGGTGTTAGGCGACTGCCTAACGACGAGGTTCTTGAGGAGAGCGGTCATATTCGTGAATTGGGTACCCGGCGTCATAAACGGGCGTTGAAAGTGTTGCGGGTCGTTGATTACAACAGTCTCAATGGAGATGGAAAAGTTAAGCACGACAGCGAGTACGCCCTCCAAGGCGTCCTCCTGTTGTTTGGTCGGAAGACCTCGCTCAAGAAAATCGAGCAGCTTACGCGGGTGGCTAACCTCAGGCTCGAAATCGGTCAGACACTTCGGCTGTTTACGGAAAAGTCGTGATGAAAATTTTTAACGTGTTGTGCCGTTCCGTTTCGTATCGTGCCGTGACTTAACGTATTGTCGCTTGTTGTGTCTTAAGCGTCGCGATCTAGCGACTCCGTCTCGGTTCTTTCGAGAGTCGGGGCGGATCGCTGGTTCGATGAGAGCCGGTTGTATCGTGGGCGTGCCGTTGTGTAATGTCCTGTGATGTGACGTTGTTTGACGTGCCGTGATGTGATGTTTCGTGTCGTGACGTGCCGTTGTGTAGTGTGCCGTCTTGTGCCTTGACTTAAAGATCGCGCCGTCGGTTTTTAACTCCGGCGGCGCGAGAACGTTAAAAAACGCCACGGCAACGTACACAAAGACACGTAACAAAACGTGAAGCTAACGGTACGATCACAAGACTAAAATGGACGTTACGATAATCACACGGTACGCTAAGCTACACTACATCAACTCACGTTAACGACACCTCACGAAAGCCGTAAGTACCGCTGACCCAATACTTGCCGGTATATCTCTTTCGACATAGCCAGACCGCCCGCGCTCCCTCGCCGGGAGCTTCCGCGACGTCTGGCGCCCTGCGTAAGAGGAAGATATTAGCATTGGCATAATGGGGGCTATCTTGGGAATTCCCGGGATAGCTCTCTTCCCGGCGGGCGTAGTTAGCGGGGCGGGATGATCGATCGGGAGACCGCCGAGAAAATCTACTGCCTGCTGTGCGCAGGGTACAGCTGCTCGCTTGTCGCCGAACGGCTCGGGCTCTACCCTCCGGCCAGTGACAACGTTTACAAACTCCGCCGGGGCTCGGTCCGCGCCTACCGCGACCTTTTCGAGCGCTACCGGTTCCACATTCCCACGCGCTCCCTGTTTCACCGGCCTTACACCCGCCCCATCGTCAGCCCCCAGGAGTTGTACGAGATCGCGGTCCAACAGCCCAAGTTGTTCATGCCAATGGAGTTGCCCGATGTTGAACGGTACCGGGGGCTAAACACCATTCGCCACGAGCAAGAACGCTTAGCCTCGGACACCGCAAAGTTACCGGCGGAGTTCTGGCGGCGGTTATTTCCCGGGCGTCGGCCCCCGGCGTAGCTCCTCGAGGACCCGCGACTGGTTGCCGAGGAGCGTGTTCTGGTTTTTGAGCACCTCGGCGATCTGGGCCAGTTCCTGCTTCTGTCGGCCTTCGAAGTCGTCGAGGGCGGCGTGTAGCTCGGCGATCTGTTGGTGGGCGCGCTCCTGTTCGTACTGACGCTGGGAACTGTTCTGTTGGGTGGCGAAGAAATTGCCCCCGCCCGTGAGCAGGATCAGGACGACCGTGGGCCAGTTTAGCGCCGCCGCCGGACCGTTGTTAGGTTTCGGCGGCGTCGGCGTTACGGTGTCCTCCATCGCGCGCGTTTAGCCCCCGGCTGCCGTGCCGCCATATGCGACTATGTCCCAATCCGCGCTAAAGCTGCCTGGGATAAACATGACGTGGCAGCCGTACGCCGTGTCGCTTGGAGTTGCTCCGTCTTTGGAGCCTTGCGCTAACGAACAGTAGACCGGCGCGGGCGAAAATAAAGCGGCCTGGGAAAGCCAGTACATGAAGTTATTGCCGAGCTGGGTGACCGTGAGTGTTTCGCGGATGACGACCCCGGCGGCGCAAACGATCGGCGTAATATCGATCCAGTAGACCCCCGCCGCCGTCGGCGTGATAGTAAGCGTATCCCGTACCACCCCGTTCACGCTCAACGTGATCTGGTGAATCGCGTTGATATTCTGACTGATGACGTCGATGCCGTGCTGGTCGATCCAACCGCCCGTGCTCGTGGTCCACTCGTTGTAAACCGTGTAGCCCGCGCGGGCGTTGGCGCTCGCCGGGGTCCAGGCCGGCAATAAATCTTCAGTCGTGCCCGAGGGTTGGGGGGCGGGACGGTCGGACGTGTTGACGAGGGCGACCATCGTCCAGTCACCATCGCGTGTTAAGTTCTGGGCTAGGAACGCTTGTCCTGGCCCCGTGAATCGGACCCATCTCATGTAGACATCGTTTAAATCGGCAATTGACGCGTCCACATACTGGACGCTCGCTCGTGAAGTATCGGACGGGTGGATGTGATCTTCCCTGCTATACGGCGTCGCGAGTCCAACCGTCGCGATCCCGTCCATGATTGGCAAGATGCTGGACGCTGGGGGGCCGGAGCCGCTCCCGCTCGGCGGGGCGACAATAGTCGCGCCGGGCACAACGGTCGTTACGATCTGGGGTTGGCCGACGACGACGGTAATCGCTGGGGTGACGTTTCCGTTACTCATAGGTTAGCGGGATCGGGCTGACGGGAAATGGCGGGCTGTCGCACACGGTCAAGGCACCGGCGGCGATTAGGTCGGTGTTAGGGTTGTTAGTGGTCCGGCGTAGAAACTGCCAGGTGTAAGCCCCTTCGGTTATGTCGAGCGTCGTGGAGGGGACGAGCGTCCCGGTTTCGCCGTCGGAGAACAGGAAGACGATCGTTCCCGTCGACAGGTCGACCGAGAACGGCGCGATCGAGGCGAGTACGATGTAGCTTTTTCTCATCACAATTAGTGAGAGGTCGTCACCTAACAGCGACACGGCTGAGCCGTCTGGATTCTGGAGTGTGAACTGCTGGAGCCATTCGCGGTTCCGATAGATCGATAGTGGGACGTTGTAAGCCGACGACGACGAGGACATTTCCGGGTTTGCGCGTGCGCCTTTCGTATTTAACTACGAATGACGTGACTGACGATGGATCTGCTGCCTCCCCCTACACGCTCCGACCCGGGTCCGCTTTCCTCCCCGCCCCACACCGCTTCCGACGCCGCGCCCGATCGCCCGAAGGTCGAAGTCATTGCCGGGTTCACCTTTATCGAGTGGAAGGAGCGCGTCGAGTTGGACGCTGACTTCGAGTCGCTCGTCGCTCATCACTACACGGGCAAGCCGTTGCCCTTCGCCCTGGGCGCGCGGAACGCGCGGCTCTTCGTGCCGCCTCGGGAAGCTTAGGCGCGAAGCCTCCGAGGCCGGAGCGGAGCCTCGATCGGGTAGCGCGTTTGTAGGTTCTTTCTACGAATCGCTGGGCGCGCATCTGCGACGCCCTAAATTGATCGATGTATCGTGAATTCGGTTTCTAGCTTCGGAGTAATTATTCTGTGGTTATGACTCCTCCCCGGGGAAACATCCCGCGCGACGCGTTGCGCTGGACGGTAGAGTCGGCGGCCCGCGAATTCGACATTTCTAAGGAGACGGTTAGGAAGCGGCTGACGGCGGTCGAAGAATATCCCGACGCCCAGGATAAGTGCTATAGCACGGGACAGATCGTCCACGCCATCTTTAGCTCTATCCAAGCCGAGCGGCTCCGGGAGATGAAAGGGAGGGCGGATAACTGGGAGTTACGGAACGGGGCGTTGCGTGGCGAGCTTCTCAACCGGGAAAGCCTTAGTAAAGCGCTCGGCGCGATCTTCTCTGCCCTCACCCAGATTATCCTCTCCGCCCCGGTCCCGCGCTCGGTCAAGGACGACCTCCTGACAAACATCTCCTCCTGGCCGGTAGCTATCCGGAGTGTTTCCGCGCGACAAAGCCGGCAGATTCATCTCGAAGAAAAAGAAGAAGACGACGTCCCCGCCGCCGCCTCCTAAGCGCGCGCCGGTCGTCGCCGAGACGGCGGATGTCGCCGAGTTCGTACGCGGTCTGCTCGCGCTTTGTCGGCCCCGGAAACCGGTGCGGCCGAGCGAGTGGCAGGAGCGGCACCGCGTCGCCCCACCCCACTCGCCCCGGGCCGGGCGGTGGCGCAATGACCCGTTCCAGCGGGAGCCGCTCGACACGATCCTGGAGGAGGGGGTGTCGTCGATGACGCTAATGTTCTGTTCCCAGTTTCTGGGGAAGAGTTCGATCCTGGAGGGCATCCTCGCCTGGAGTATTGAGGAGGCCCCGACGGCGGTCGTTGTGGTCTGTCCGACGGTCGATAACTCGGCGGTCTGGAGTAAGAACCGGTTTACCCCGTTAATCGAATCGATCCCGGTGCTTAACGCGCTCGTCTCGAAAAAGAATGAAGCAAGTAGACTCGGCGCGGGTCAGAACACGATTACCCGGAAATCGTACCCCGGGGGGTGGCTGGTGGCTGGGGGCGCTAATTCGCCAAACCAGCTCGCCGCTCACACGGCCAGGTTAACCGTGTTCGATGAAGTGGACCGGTTTCCCGAGATTGTCGGGGGCCGTAACCACGAGGAAGGTGATCCCATCCTGCTCGTCGAGCAGCGCTCCGCCCGCTTTACGAACGCCTTCTCGGTTAAGACGAGTACCCCGACCGTCAAGAACTTTTCCAGGATCGAGAAGGAGTACGAGCGCTCGGATAAGCGGCGCTGGTTCGTGAGGTGCCCGAAATGTAAGAAGGAGTTCGTGATCGCGTGGGCCCACGTAAAATGGGATCGGACGGTTGACGAGAAGGGCACCGTCATCGACGAGAACGCGGAGACGGCCCACATCGAGTGCCCCACGTGCCAGCGGAAGATCTCCGACGCGGAGCGGGAACGGATCGTAAGGGCGGGGCGCTGGGTGGCGACCAACCCGAAGGTTAAGAACCGGCGCGGCTACGCGGCCAACGCGTTCCTAGTCCAAGGCCCGCCGAAGGAAGGGTACCGGGGCGGCTGGCTCCACTACTTCGTCGCGCGCTACCTCGACGAGCGCGCGTTGGGTACCAAGGGGATGCGCGAGTGGCAGAACCTCGTGCTTGGTGAGACGTTTGAATTAGAGACCGATCCGCCGCCCGACTTCCTCGCCTTACACGCCCGGCGGGAGCGCTACGACGAATTTGAAGGGGAAGTCGTCGTGCCGGAGCGGGTAATTCTGTTGGTGTGTGGGATCGATGTCCAGCGGACCCGGATCGAGTACGAGATTGTCGGGTGGGGGCTGAACGATGAGTCCTGGGGGATTCACTACGGGACCGTCTACGGCAACGTCCAGAGCCCCAAGTTCTGGGATGAGGAGGTTAAGCCCCTGATCGACCGACGGTGGCGGCACGCCACGGGCCATCTCATCTCGCCCTACGCCACGTTTATCGACACAGGGGACAAGCCCCACCAGATGTATAATTTCGTCCGCCGTTGTACGAGCCATGTGTATGCCAGCAAAGGTTACGCGGGGTTCGTCCCGAACTGGGTTGTCCGCTCCGGCGGCTCGTTCGCGAAGCTCTTCATCGTCAAGGTCGACACGCCGAAGGAAAGTTTATATAGCAACCTCCGGCTCGTCGAGCCCGGGCCGGGCTACTGCCACTTCCCGGTGAACGAGAAGAGTGGTTACGACGAGATTTTCTTCAGCCAGTTGACGAGTGAGCGGATGGTCCTCGATGGCCCCTATCCCCACTTCGTCAAGCCCCACTCGTCGGTCCGGAACGAGGCGCTAGACATCCGGGTGCTGGCGATGGCGGCGAAGGAGCTGGTGACCGAGGACCCGGCCTATACGAAGGCCCGGGCCTGGCTGGCGTCGAAGCCGGAGAACGACTGGCGGCCAAAAGATTTCGCGGGCGTCCCGGAGCCGCCCGCCGTCGTCGTCCCGGTGCCGTCCGAGAGCGGGGGGGTCACGCTCACCCCGACCCTAACCAAGGCGGCGGTCGCTCCGCCGCGTATTAGCCCCTTCCGGCCTCCGAGGAGCGGATGGAGCCGGGTGCGATGAAACCGTTCGTCGAGTCCGAGGCGCTGGCGGTTTTCCGGCGCTTTAAGGAAAGCGGCGCGGTCGAAGAGTTAGACGCGCTGTTGCGGCTGTTAATCCCGGTCGCCGAGACGGTGATCTGTAAGAAGCTCGGGCACATCGTCGATGATTACCCAGAGCTAAGGGCTTACGTCCTACGTCGGCTATCCCGGGGGTTAGAGACCCGGTACGATCCAGCCCGGGGTTCGCTCTTCAATTTCACCTCGAAGTTAACCGAGAACGGGCTCGTCGACCTACTCCGGCGGAAGATCTCCCGGGCGCGCTATCTCGTCCCGCTGGACGACGAGATGTTAGCCCGGTTCTCCGTCAACGGCGAGGACCACCGCCAGGCCGCCGCCGAGATCGCCTATCGCGTGATGCTCGTTAAGACCGTCGCCCGCGACCGGGGCGAGATCGAGGCCCAACGGTGGCTTGTGCGGAACCTGTTGGCGTCGGGATTTAAGTTTTACCGACACGAGGCGGCGGACGCTATGACGGTTGTCTATAATCTCTCGCCCGACCGTTCGCGCCGCCTCTACGACATAACGCTGTTGAGTGTCCGGCGGATGTTGATCGGGGAGCGGAAGCTAAGGCCGGTTGAGATTGGCTCGCTGCTCGGCACCAAGGGCAAGGCGTTGCTCCGGTACCGCGCCCGGCTTTCCGAGGAAGAGTTCGCCCGGCTGGTCTGGCTGATGCGTAATCTGGCCCCGTCGTTGATCGAGAGCGGCGAGTTTTCGCTCGCCGACGTTCTTTACGGACCAGCGAACGAACGCGCGTTATTCTCCCACGAAGAAGCGCTATCGGCGGCGGAAGCGTAGTTAGTTTCCGGTAATCCGATGGTTTCTCCCTATATAGTTTCCGGGCTCGGCGTGCCGCTGACGATCATCTTTCCCGACCCGCTGGTCGCCGGGGACACCTGGAACTTCCAGATGTCGACCCTCCAGTGGCCCACGTCCACGGCGGAGATCGTTTTCGCCGCCGACGGAACTAAATTGTCGAGTACGGCGACGATAGTCTCGAATTATTTCCAGTGGCTCATCGCCGGGACGCAGACTTCGACGTTAATACCGGGGCCGTACGTGTACAACGTCTACATGACCGATCCGGACGGGAACCGCTATACGGCGGAGCGCGGTTCGGTCCGGGTCGCCGAGGATATATCCGCCCCGGGTACGCTCGTGACCGAGACGACGACCCCGCTCCAGCAGATGTTGGCCGCTTGTGACGCGGCGCTAATCCGGCTCCTCGGACAGGATACCAGTATGGTTCAGTATGGGGGGCAGATGTATGAGTTCCAGGATGTCGAAAAACTGTTCTCGGTCCGGGACCAGCTCCAGGCCCGGGTGAACGATGAGGCCGACGCGCTCCGGGGCCAGAAGGGCTACCGCAAGATCACCTGTGTCTTTACGGATTTCTAAATGGGCTTGATAAGTTCTATCCGCTCGTTCCTCGCCCCGGTACCCCGGGTGCCCGCCTTACCGGCGGACGTTAAGCTCGTTCGGACCGGGTTGCCCTTCCCGCCGTCGCTTCTACTCAACGGTCACGCTAAGACGGAGACCGAACGGTGGATGGACCGGATGCTGGACGCTTTTACGCCCGGCTCGTTATCGCGGGCTTACGACGGGGCGGTTAACGCGACGATTTACGATCCTTCATGGCAGGGTCACAGTACGAGCGGGAGTTATGAAGTACTGCACGGCTGGCGCCAGGTCTGCTACTTGGCGCGGGATTTGGAGCGCAACAACAGCCACGTGACCTCGTGGCTCCGGGAGGTCAGCAACAACGTCTTCGGCTATACCGGGATTAGGATGCAACCCCGGATAAAACTGGTCGACGGGCGGCGGAAAGACCGGACCTCCGGTCCGCTCCACACGGCGCTCAACAAGGTGATTAAAGACGCTTGGACCGATTTCCGGCGGAAGAAGAATTTCGAGGTCACGCAAAAGTTTAGCGGTGCGACCTGGGACGAGCTGCTTATGCGCCGGGCGCTGGTCGATGGCGGCGTCCTCCTCCGCCTTTACCGCAACTACCCGAACAAGTATGGCTTTGCGGTCCAAGCGATCGAGATCGACGCCCTGGACCTCTGGGCTAACGAGATTTACGGGCCCAACCGGATTACGACCGGGGTCGAGACGGACGATCTCGCTAAGGTTAGCGGCTACTGGCTAATCGACTTCGCCCAGAGCGACCTCATGGCCGTGAATACGATCGGTCGCCGGATCCGCTATCTCCCCGAGGATATCATCCATTTCTGGTTCCCGTCGAGGATTACAGCGGTAAGAGGAATCTCGACGCTGGCCCCGACGATGATCGACTTGCGGATGTTAGGCAAGTACGAGGAAGCCTCGGCGATCGCGGCGCGCAACGCGTCGGCGAAGATGGGCTTCTATCTCCGCGACCCGCTCCATCCCGGCCCCCAGTACGAGGGCCAGCGGACCCGGCCCGACGGGACCATCGTCGAGGAGGTAAGCCCGGGCTCGTTATTCGAGTTGCCGGTTGGCTACAAGTTTCAACCCTTCGATCCCGGCCAGCCCAACGACACCTATCCCGAGTTTAGAAAAGGCATGCTCCGGACCTGCGCCTCGGGGATGGGCGTGATGTATAACACCCTTGCCAATGAGTTGGAGTCGATCAATTACAGCTCGGCCCGGTGGGGGGCGGAGGTCGAGCACGAGTTCTGGCGCCGGATCCAGCGCTACTACGCCGAGTCGGTCCTGGCGGAGATCTTCCGGCCCTGGCTAGAGTGCTCGATACTCGCCGGGGCGATTCCCGCGCCCTTCTCGGCTGTCGAAGAGATTTGTAACTCGATTGTTTGGAGGCCACGTGGCTGGCAATTTATTGATCCCTTAAAGGACAGCCAGGCCTCCCTCGCCGCCATCGACGGCGGGCTCTCCACCTACCGGCGTGAGTTAATGGAGCTGGGGATCGATTGGGAGGAACACCTCGACGAAATCGAGGAGGAGCGGGCCGAGTTAGCGCGGCGCGGGATAGTATTTGTAAACCCATTTAGCAGGAGGCCAGAGATCCTCGGCTCGCTCGAAGACCCGTCGGTCGAACCCGGCGAGATCGAAGCCGGAAACGGAGCGGCGACTCCCTCGGCGACGCAGACCTCGGTCACTTCCCCGAAGCAGAAAGTCTTTAAGGCGAAGCAACCCGCGCCTCCGGCGTAGTTAGTAGCCCAAGGATGCCCTCGTCGTCGAAAAGTTATTCCCTGCCGCTTCAACTGCGAACTTTTTCGCTCCCGGACGGCGCGCTTGATACGAAGAATCGGACCGTCCAGATGTCGTTCTCCAGTACGACGCCTATCCTTCGTTCCCGCGAGGGCTCGGACGGCAAACCGGAGCCTTATTACGAAATCCTGTCGCACACGCCCGACTCCATCGCCGACGCCCGGCTTAAGTCCGGCGCGGTCCCGTTCCTACTCGACCACGATAAGGCCCGGATCGCCGGGAAGATTCTCGATTACTCGGTTGACAACGACAAGGGGGTCGCGACCGCCAAGATTAGCCGGAGCGCCACCGGGCAGGAATTTATGCAGGACGCCCAGGATGGCATCCGCACCGAGGTCTCGGTCGGATATTACCCGAAGGAGTTAAAGCTAACCGGGATGAGAGGCGGGGTTAAAGAGTTCACTGTGAGCCGCTGGGAGCCCTACGAGATTTCGTCGGTCGGAGTCCCGGCGGATTATTCGGTCGGCATCGGCAGAACAGACCAGGAGATGACACGGGAAGCAATTTTCATAGAGGCTGATGATATGGACGAAGTTGAAGTCGAAGAGACCCGGGCCGAACAGGAACAGGACCACAAGAGCCAGTACGGTAATGTGCCTTATGCCGACAGCAAACATCACAAGTATCCCATCGACACCAAGGCGCACGTTAAGGCGGCCTGGTCGTACATTAACATGCCGAAGAACGCCAAGTTCTACTCGTCCGGCGAACTAGCCACGATCAAGGGCAAGATTAAGGCCGCCGCCAAGAAATTTGGGATTGAGATCTCGGAAGAAAAAGCCGCTGACGACGACGCGGGAGACGATACCGACGCGGCGATGCCGAGCGGCGCGGGCGCGAAGAAGCCGATGAAGGGGTCGCCGATGCAAGGCGCGATGGATGACGAGGACGCGGACGACGACGAGATGCCGGAGATGGCGGGTGCTCCGACGAAGCCGATGATGAGCGGCGGCGGCGGCGGCGGGAAAGCACCTCCGGGCCGAAGCGTAGTTAGTACCCCAGAAGACGAGAATACTATGGCCGAGTTAGAAATTTTGCGTGAAGATGTTACCCGGACCCGGGATGCCGAATTGAACCGTTCCCGCGAGATTATGTCGGTGGCGACCCGGTTCAACCTCCAGAAGGAAGCCGAGGACGCCATCCGCTCCGGCCAGAGCGTCGCCGATTTCCAGTCCTGGGTCCTGTCGAAGCAGGGCACCCGGGCCATCGAGTCCAGGGTCCGGACGATCGACCCCTTTTACGGCACCTCCGAAAAGGAGCGTTCCACCTACAACCTCGTTAAGGCGCTCAACGAGGGCCAGCGCGAACTTAGCGGTTTCGAGAAGGAGATGTCGGCCGAGGTCGAGCGCCAGGTGGGCCGCCGCCCCGACGGCTTCTTCCTCCCCGAATTCGCCCTCTTTACCCGGGGCCAGTTTGAGACCGAGATGCGGCGTGACCTCGCCGCCGGGACGCCGTCGCTCGGGGGCGACCTGATAATGACCTACGTCGAGCCGTCGCTCATCCCCTTCCTCCGGAACAAGCTGGTCGTGGGGCGGATGGGGGCGTCGATGTTTACCGGGCTACGCGACAACTTCGCCCTCCCGCGCCAGACCGGGTCGGGCACGGCGAGCTGGCAGACGGAGACCGGCGCGCTCACTAACACCAACGTCACTTTCGACCAGGTTTTACTTTCCCCGCTCCGCCTAGGGTCCCAGACGGCCTATTCCCGGTGGCTCCTGAACCAGGCGCGGGTCGACGTCCAGACGGTGGTCCGTCAAGATTTGCTTTCCATCATTGCCATCGAACAGGACCGGGCCGCCCTCTTCGGGACCGGCACAACTCAGCCGACCGGAGTGTTTAATGTAGCGGCGGATACCGCGTACCCGTCGAGCTATACGAAGACGAGCCCGAGCGTAACGTTTGCGACCTCGGGGTATCCGACCTGGGCCGAGATCGTCAGCTTCGAGGGCCACATCGAGCAGAACAATATCGATTTGGACGATTCGAGTTGCGGTTACGTGGCCACGCCCAGCTCCAAATCGACCCTCAAAACCACCGCCAAGGCAGATCCCCGGGCGACCAACCAGTTTTATCCGATGTTTGTCTGGGAGGAAGGCGCGGCGGGAGGTCCCGAGGGGCGGATGAACGGGTACCGGGCGCTCGCCTCGAACCAGCTGAATACGACCAACCAGATGATCTTCGCGAAGTGGTCGGACATGATCATCGGACTCTGGGGAGGGCTCGATTTGATTACGGATCCTTACTCCTTAGCCAGCAACTACCAGATCAAGGTTATCGTTAACATAATGTGCAATATCACGCTCCGGTACGGGCCCTCCTTCTGTTACTCGACTAACGCGGCATAATCTCCTTGAATGGTAACCCGCCGACTACGACTCCTAGCTCGACCGTCGGGCTAAATTTTCTCCGATTCTTCGACGCCGCGCTCCGGGTCGACGGCGAGACCTGCGCTGTGACGTTCTCGAACGGGATGGAGCTGTCGGTGCTCTGCCTCTGGATCCACAACTACTCCAGCTACATTCACACCCACTCGCACGAGCTTAACGCCGTCGGCTACCAGAACGAACAGCTCGTCATGTTTAAGGCGGCGGACGTCCCGGCGGCGGCAACGAACTTTATCCGGGCCAAGGATTACATCATCTTCAACGGGGTAAAATTTAGCATTAACCAAGCCCGGCTAAAGAGCGGCCTGTGGACGCTGTCGCTCTGGATCTTCGGGGTAACGCCGAGAGGGATATGATCTCGATCCAGGTTAACCCCGAGCAACTCAACCACGTCATCTCGTCGCTCTCCGGGATCGTCGGCGGCGCGCCCTTCGCGGTCAACGAGGCCATCCGCTACACGCTCCGCCGCGTCCGGACCAAAGCGGGCCAGGCCGCCACCGAGCGCTATAATATCTCCAGCCGTTGGGTCACGGGCCAGGTCCGGGCTCCGATCGTCGGGGGGATGTCCGGGCGCATGATCATCGCCGGGACCCGCGCCCCGCTCCAGCTTTTCCCTCACGCCAGCGTCTGGCCCGGGGGGGTCGAGGTCGAGGAGCTGAAAGGGCACGCTATGACGCTGCGGCACGCCTTCATCACGCCCTCGGGCCGGGTGATGACGCGGGGGGAGCCGGGCGCGCCCCGTTACCCGATCCACCCCATGGTCGGCGTTTCGGCCCCGGAGATGGTCGGGGAGTCGACCGAAGTCTGGCCCCAAGTGGAGACCTTCATGGAGGAGACGATGATGACGCGGCTCGAGCACAACATTGCCGCCGTAATGAGTGGGGCGATCTCGCTATGAACGGTTTTCTTTTTACGGCGTTAGACTTAGAAGCGGCGCTCGTCGAGGCGGTGACGGGCTGGGTGAACGATCCGCCGATCCTAATGCGTGACCCGTATAACCCGGATAACGAGGCCGGGGTCGTCCCCGTCGTTTACCAGGGCCGGGTTCCTTCGGCGATGACGCCCGCCGACCCGACTATCAATACTAACTTTCCCTACAAGGCCCCTTCGATCACGATCTCCGCCGGTCGCAAGGATTACCGCCGGGTCTCCGGGATCGCCGTCGTGAACATGTTAATTATCACCTTCGACGACGACCTTAGCCGGAACGGCTACGCCGACGTGGAGAACATCTGCCAGCGGATCGTCTACGGGATCTACGAGGTCGGGATCATCGCCCACGCCTTCCCGCTCCTCGACGAGATCGTCCACTCCGAGACCATCAACGACCCCTCGATCGATTACTTTGGCTACTTCATGGGCCGGATCGAGGCCAAGTTCGGCATCTACACACCGCAGCCGATGGAAGACCAGTACCCTTACGCCTCGCAGGACGTCATCGTCTCCACCCCGGGAAGCAAGGTCGGTTCGACGCGTAGTTAGTACGGCGAAGTGAACGACGTAAGTTTCCCGGCCATCTACACCGGCCCGAACCTCCGGAAGCTCGGGCTCTCAACCTATACTCGGTTTACCAACGGCTTCCCACCCCACGTTAAGCTCGCCCTAGAGCGGAACCCGGGCCTACGGAGATATTTTGTGGAATGGAGGGAATTCGTTCGGGCGGTCCCGCCGGGGGCGGTCCCGAAGCCGGTGCCCTCCTCGCTCCCGCCCCCCAACAAGAAACAGGCCGCGCTCGCCCGCCGTGAAACGGCCCGGCGCTCCCCGCTCCTCGTCACGCCCTTCACAACCCGACTATAGACTATTATGGCTAAGCGCGGCATCCAGGTTACAGACGTTCCTTCTAGCCTTTCGGTCATCTTCCCGGTGCCCTCGGCCCACATCGTCGCCATCGGCGCGGCCCCGGTCGATACGGTCCCGGGCAACCCCTGGAACCCGTCGGGCTACGCCTCGGTCGTTAACGTCGCCACCCTCACCGAGATCCCATCCGATTTCACGACCCAGCTCGGTTTCTCTACCACCTTCGGCCCGGGGATCGCCGGGGCGTACTCGCTCGCTGAGGTGTACGATGCCGCCTACGTCGAGAGCCGGGTTTCGCCCGTAACCTGCATCAACGTCTACGATCCTTATACCATGTCGACGCCGGTCTCGATGTCGAATCAGACCTGGACCGCGCAGAATACGATCCCCGTTCCCCACCGCGTCATCTACCCGTCGCTCGTCGTTAAGGGCGCGACCGGGACGACCTACAAGATCGACATCGACTACACCTTCAAGTACGACGACGACACAACCGCGACCGGGACGATTACGGGGCTAGCCGGGTCGCCGATCCTACTCGAGACGAACCTAACGATTACTTTCTCGTCCCCGAACCTCGCGGCCATTACCCGGGATCTGGTGATTGGCGGCGTAGATACGGCGGGTAATAAGAGCGGCTTAGCCGTGCTGGAGGACGTCTTTACCGTGACGGATTACCCGCCCGCCCTCGTTATTACGCCCGGCTTCGGGCACGACCCCGAGGTCATCGCGGCGGCTAACGCGGCGGTTCAAAACATTAACAACGGGCGGTTCCGGGCGCTCTACATCGGCGACATCGACGCGCTCAACGTCCGCAGCTACTCGGGGATCTTCAACTGGCTCCAGACTAACAACGCCGTTTCCTCGTTCGAGCGGATGGGCTGGCCCGCCGGGGCGCTCGGCTCGAAGCGCTACCACGCCTCGACGCTCGACGCCGTTATGTTCGGCGTGACGGACAACCAATTTTCAGGAATACCATACTGTTCCAACTCAAATAAGAACGTTTTCGTTACGGAGACGATCCTCTGGGATGGGACCCCGATTACCATCAACCCGACCCAGGCGGACGCGATTGAAGAGTGGGGCGGCTTCACCTTTATCAACTACCCGCCGGAGGGCTGGGTGACGCTCGGGGACTATACCTGCGCGGTGACTTCGAGCGGAGATCCGGTTAATTTTTGGAGCTGTTTCCGGCGGATGTGGATCTGGCTCGGCAACACCTTTAGCCGGAACTTTAACGCCTTCATCGACCAACCGGGCAACCTCCGCTCCCTCTCGACCATCGTCAACTCGGCCAACCAGTTCCTGAACACGATCGTCCAGGCCGGGGCCGCTTGGACCGCTCGGATGTCGTTCAACCCCGATGAGAATCCGATCGAGAACGTCGTCCAGGGCATCTATACCTTCCACGTGCTCTGGAGTCCGCCGACGCCGATTCGGACGATGGATATCCTGATCGAGTACGACGTCCAGGGGCAGGCCGCCGCTATCAAGAACATCACCCTCATTTCTTCGTAGGAGCGTATTTAGAGAGCGTATGCAATACCCATCGGTCAATAAGAACAGTAAGGTATACAACGCCGACGATTCTCAGTTCGTGGGGCTTGCAACGATCGTCCTGCCGAAGGTGACCTTCGAGAAGAACGATATTAAGGGGATGGGCGTCGCCGGGACGCTTAATCTGCCGGTGGCCGGGAACGTCCAGGCCATGACGACGACGCTGACCTGGCACACGAACACGCTCCAGTCGCTCACCCTCTTTACCGGCTCGACAGCCCGAATCCGGTGCATCTCGGCGCTCCAGGTCTACGACACCTCCACCGGGCTTTTCGACGAGCTGGCGGAGGAAGTAATAATGAACGTCGCCTCCGACGTTGGCGATCTCGGGCGGCGGGAGATGTCGGCGAAAGCGGAGGTCAGCTACGAGTATACCGTCGTCTCTTTCTCGCTCTCCTTCAACGACAAGGTCTACTGGCACATCGACCCGCTGAATAATATCTGCGTCGTCAACGGGGTCGACCTAAACGCCAAGACCCGGGCAATCATAGGTTAGGTCTCGCGGTGTAACTCGCCGAGCGCTTCGACGAAGGCGATCGCCTCCGGCAACGGCAACGCGGTCCAATAGGCCATATCGCCCCTGTCGTGACTTAGGACGAGGTAGAGCTTCCGGAGCGGCTTTAGCGGGTCGTAGTCTGGAGTGTCCGAGGCCGTTTCAGGGATCAATCCAAACTGTACAAAAAAAGCTGTACCCGGTTTAAGGCCCGTTGGACGTCCTTGAAGGAGAGCTTCCGGAGATCCTCCGGGATGATCTTGTTTAGCTCGGCGAGGATAAGCTGGAGGTAAACGTCTTCGGCCAGTTTATTGAGACTGGTGCTGTAGATGTAGTGCGCTTGGGTACGGAAAGCGGCAGCGAGCTTAAAGTAGGCGTCTCCGTTTAAGTCGGAAGGGTCGACCAATAGCTTTTCTAGGATCTTCCCTCCGGCGTTAAGCGGCTTGGAGAGCTTGTAGTACCGCCGTTCTTCTTGTTCCTTTTCGATTTCCTCGGGGGTCTTCTTACTGACGTCCGGGAGCCCGACGATTAGGTTCTCGCCTTCGCCGTTAGCGTTACCTCCCGGCGGACCTTCGACAAATCGGAGCGTCTCGGGGAGCGTCTCGGGGAGTTCGGTATTCATAAACGCTAACTACGCCGGGGCGTAGTTAGGAAGCGATATGCCCGACGGTCATAAAGAGATGTCGCTCGACATCGAAATTTTAGGCAAGCTTGATCCCTCGGTCATGGCGACCATCAACCAGGTTAAGACGGCGCTCGAATCGATGGGGGCCGACGCCCGGACCCGGAACGAGGTGATGAAGCGCGCCTACTCGCAGATGTTCGATAACGTTGGGCGCGGGGCGAAGGGCATGGAGACCCAAAGCAAGAGCGCCTTCCGAAACATGGCCGATATGGCCCTTTCGACCGCCGGCAAGATCCGGGAGTCTTTCTTCGGCACCTTCAAGGAGATCGGGGGCGAGGTGGCGAAGGGGATGGGTTTCGGGGCGGGGTTCGCGATCCCGGCGATGGTCGGGGGCGGGATCGAGCGGGTCAAGGAGTTCGGCGCGGAGGCCGTAGACATCCGGGGCGAGCGCGAGGCGTTACAGACCCAGATGCGTACCATCCTGGAGTCCCAGGGGAAGATGCTCCTGACGCCCCAGATCGACACCATGCTCCGGAACATCGAGGGCCGGGAGGTGCCCGAGAAGTACGCCGACCTCTTAAAAGCGACGACGCTGCTCTTCTCCGCCGCGCCCGCGAAGTTTACCACCGTCGACCAGCTCCACAAGACGCTCACCCAGCTCGCCGACATCTCCCGCACCCCGGAGGCCTTCTCGCTCGCCACCCAGGCGTTCACCCGCATGATCGCCGAGGGCAAGGTCGACGCCGCCCATCTCCGGGAGCTAGCCGTCGATACCGGGTACAATTTCAAGGGGGCGATGGCCGACGCGTTAAAGGTCTCGCCGGAAGAGCTGAGCAACATGATGAAGAAGAAGACCCTAACCGGGGAGCAATCGCTCGACGCCCTCTTCGCGGCCTTCGACAAGCTCACCGGCCCGGGCGGCCCCACCTACCAGCACGCCGAGGCCCAGCTCGCCGGGCTCAAGGGGCTGGAAGCCCGCTGGACCGGGCACATGGAGGACCTCCAGGAGTCCTTCGGCAAGCAGATGGAGAACGTGATGGCCCCGGTGATGGAGGAGATCTTCAAGCATCTTACTCCCGCCGAGCTAACCCACGCCTTCGACCAGTGGACGCCCATTATGAAGGGGCTCGGGGACTCGATCGCCTACCTAATGGAGTCGTTCACGAAGGGGCCGACGGCGGCGGAGCTAAAGGGGATCGGCGACGCCTTTAACAGCCTCTTCGGCAAGATCCTCGGGACGGGGGGCGTGCCGATGTTTAAGAAGGTGCTGGGCGGGCCGGGCGGCGTAGAGGAGATGGAGGTGCTGTCGCCGGAGTTTAAGACCCGGCTCGACGCCATCTCGGGGTCGGTCGCGAAAATGCTCGACTCGATCCGGAACACGATTCAGTTCGTCGCCGACCATTGGCAAACGATTAAAGATGGGATGACCGTGGCGGCGGCGAGCTGGGCTGGGGCGAAAGTCTACGACTTCGCGAAGGGAATCCGGGACCTGCTGCAACAGGTGGGCCTGATGAACGTGACCGCCGGGGTCGTCAACGTCACCGGGGGCCTCCCCGGAGGTAAGGCGGTCGGCGAAGCGGAGAAGGTCGCCGGGAAACTAGCCCCCGCCGCCGGGGAAGCCGGGGCCGGGGGGGCGCTCGCTGCCGTGGGAGCCGCCGCCGCGCCCGCGCTCGCCGTCGCCGGGGGAGCGGCGCTCGGCGTGAACCTGATCTACCGCACCCTCCCCAAGATCCCCGAAGCGGCGAAGTACGATCC